CCACCCTTAGCATAATTCATCAAATGGCCATCCACCCCATTTGGAAAATGAACGATATATGCATCACTTAGTTTCTCCGTTGCTAAGAGTGTGGGGAATTGCTGCAACAACCCACTAATTTGTATTTTCTGTTCATCCGTAAGCATAAGTTTTTTATACTCTTGCTTTTGAGAAATATCAGTGATCTTTTCACAACCAACAATGTCAAACGTTTTCATCATATCCCTCTCTTCTTTATAAGGATTTTTTGGACGCAATAAAAATATGACACTTTGAGTATATCATGGTTGACTTGAAAATGAAAGATAATCCTCTTCAAACAGCAAGCATTCGTGCTCGCTTCATAAGATCATCATATACCACTCGGCTGCCATCTTCTAAATATATGACGATGCTCATGTAATTGTACGGACGATAATCTTGAGCTTCTTTTGACAACCGCGGATACACTGATTTAAAATTCTCGAAAATATCTTTCCATGTCACTTTGCGTTTCTCATTCGTGAATATCACCTCTTTCTCGCTTCTGGCCAAAAACCCACTTTTATTCGCAAACTATTATATATATTTAAACTTTTTATCATAATAGTTTTGTATTAAAAGTGGGAAAGTGGGCAAAAAGCCCGCAAGCCCGCATAAATACTGGGTTTCTTCTGGCCAAAGTGGGGTTTTAAAAGTGGGCAGAAACCGGGCATTTGACCACAAATCTGACCAAAATGACCGATTTTTACCCAAAATTTTTCAAAAATAACCGCCCTGGTCAAAAATAAGTGGGCTTTGGTCAAATTCTAAAACCCAAAAGTGGGCAGAAAATTGACCTGCTACTACAAAGATTTTTAACCTAGATTAGCTAAAATCGATCAGAAATTACGTCTCTGATACGGCAAATTACGTCTCATGGCAGGCTTGTAATTGTACGTAGACATCTTAGAATCAGACACACGCTTTACAAATTTATGCTTCCGACCGGTGCAAATTTTACGAGTCTCTTCCTCAGAATCATACATATATGCGAAGGCCTCATTCAAAGCTTTAGCCAGTTTCTCCATCGGTTCCAAAGCTTTGTTCCACGCTTCCACCAGATTTTCACACGCTTTCTGTAATTCTTCCATAGTCGTCATAAACTCTCCTTTACGTCATAAACACGGTTTAATGGTACTTTGGTAATTTCGCCGTCCTTTTGAACCATTGCATAGTTACCGCTCCAAAAACCAGTTCCGATCTGCAATAATTCGTAAGTATCAGTATTTAATTTACATTTACCGCAATCGTCAACCACATTGAACATTTCTTGAGTAGCTACACAAGCAGAACATGTCGAGCGATCGGGTCTTACCTTACAGATTTTCATCGCACCTACCTCCAAACCTTTCCTGTTCTATTGTCTTTAAGTACAACTCGACCCTCGATGTGGAAATCTGCCAATTCACAAAGCGAAAACAGAGTGTTTAGTAATTGATGAAACCTCACGTCGTCTTTGTCTTGTTCCTGCTCCACATTCTTAATTGCATTGTAAGCTGTCGGATCGTTGTAACCCTCTGCGTTTTTTCTGTCGTCCTTAGCTATCATCTCTACCTCCCCATCTCATAGAATCGTCCATCCACATGGCAGCATTTATAACAGATAGAGCAATATATCCGCCAAAAACAAGAATAGCTGCCAAGATAATAATTCCTAAAATTACAAATATCATTTACTTATCCCTCCACTTCTTCTAATCGTACGCCGCCGTACACCCAAAGATCTTCTTTGAGCTTGTCCATATCTAACTCATCGTTTTGCCACTTCTCATAATATTCGAGAACATGCTCTGTAAACTCCGGAATCCGCTTTGCATATGTTTTTGTCCAATAGTGATCCATCAGCACTTCAAGCGGCAGAGTAAGCAGAAGAATCATCGCCTGATTGATAGCATCGTTCGTAGCCTCCTGCTTAACTCTATCCAATTCACCAGATATCTTTTCTCGAACCAGGGCATCTAACTGAGCTTTTGTCAGATTGTATGTAGCGGTTTTAGATTTCTGCTCGCACTTCTGCGCTCTTCTCCTTTCAGCCCTGCTCATATAGCCGTCTCCTTAATAAACCCAGTTTTCTCTTGCCACAAATAACGAGATCCCTAACATAAGCATAAATAAAAAGAACGTTGCGTCATATTCAATAGG